GAAACAAGTATATGACTTGATGGCAAGCAAATACAACAAGCAAGCCGAAGTTGTTGCTACCGGCAGGGCACCAAAATTTGTTCAAGAAATGGCCGCGGCAGGTGGAATGAGACCAGGTGGCGGAGAAACCGCAGGCCCATCAGGTGATTTAGCGGCATACTTTAATTTTAGATCACCTTCAGGAGAAGAGGCAGACTTTAGAGGAATAAATGGTGCATTACAAAATGCATTATTAATGGCTGCTCAAGATTATAAAGCACAAACAGGTAAAAAATTAACAATCAACAGTGCAAAAAGAGATGCTGCCGATGGAAAAAGACTTTGGGATGAAACAGTAAAAAGAGGCACTCCTGGTAAAAGTCCAACCGGAGACATAGTTGCTAAACCTGGTAGTAGTCCGCATGAGAAAGGCAGGGCTGTTGACCTTCAAGAGTATGGTGATCCAAAAGCATTAGCCGCATTGTCTAAAGCAGGATTATATCGCCCATATGGAATGAGAGATAAAGTTCACTTTGAACTAAAAGCAATGGATGGTGGGATATTTGACGGCCCGCAAACTGGATATCCTGTTGAAATGCACGGCGGCGAACTAGTAACACCGTTGAATGCTAATTCTATGTTAGCAGAAATGGCTACAACTCCTGCTACAAAGAGTAGTTATCCAGTTGATAAAGTAGCACCAATGGCTAATTCTATGTTAGGAGATTTAACAGAAATGTTTAAAACTCCTGCTACAATGAGTGGTTATCCTGTTGAAAGATATAGTTCTGAACTAACAACTCCAGTTAATGCTAGTTCTATTTTACCAGAAATAAATAAAACTCCTACAAATACAACAACTGATGAAGTCACTCAACCAATAACTAGAACCAATAATACATCTGATCAGGTCATGAACATGAATGCTGAAATGTTCGCAATGCTATCAGATAAATTGGATACAATGATTGACGTATTAGAAAATGGAAACGATACATCCAATAAGTTATTGAAGGCATCACGTGTTTAAACTAAATACTATTAACTGAGAACTGGGTACTATGTCATATAAAAAGAAATTCTTAAACAGAAGTGGTGTTTCAAGCCCTATTTCTGGTATTAACAGCAACACTGGTGCATGGAATGGCTCACCAGGTCAAAATGGCATGCCTACAGGCGGCTATAACAATACTGAGTTTGGTTATAAAAACTATATGTCTAGACTTCCTGAAGTCTATACTGGTCACCCAAACCGTGTTGAACGATATAACCAATATGAAATGATGGATGTTGACGCTGAAATCAATGCTTGCTTAGATATTATTTCAGAATTTAGTACTCAACGAAACGAACACAATAAAACACCATTTAGTTTTGAATACAAAGAAGAACCTACTCCACATGAAGTAGAACTATTAACAAAGCAACTACATCAGTGGAGTAAGTTAAACGAATTCGATACTAGAATGTTTAAAATCTTCCGTAATACTATTAAGTATGGAGATCAAGTATTCATTCGTGATCCAGAAAACTTTAAGTTATACTGGATTGACATGGTTAAAGTTATTAAAGTTATTGTTAACGAAAGTGAAGGTAAGAAGCCTGAACAATATGTTATTAAAGATATTAACATTAACTTACAGAACTTATCTGCCGCACAAAAAACTAACACAGACTTTGCCGCAAACCCTGCAACTGGGTTAGGTGGTACAGGTGGCGGTGGAACCGGAGGAGGTGGAGGGTACACTGTACCTAGTATGCCTTATAATACATCAGGTTCACGTTTTACTTTGGGACAAAGTGAATCAGCGATTGATGCAAAGCACGTAGTTCATTTAAGTTTAACAGAAGGTCTTGATAGATTTTGGCCGTTTGGTCAATCAATTTTAGAGAATGTCTTTAAAGTTTATAAACAAAAAGAACTACTAGAAGACGCTGTTCTTATCTATCGTGTACAACGTGCGCCCGAACGTAGAATGTTTAAGATTGACGTTGGTAACATGCCAAGTCACATGGCTATGGCATTCGTTGAACGTGTTAAGAATGAAATCCACCAACGTAGAATCCCTTCGGTATATGGTGGTTCATCAGTAGTAGATGCATCATATAACCCATTGTCAATGAACGAAGATTACTTCTTCCCAGTTACGGCTGAAGGTCGTGGTTCAAGTGTTGAAGTTCTTCCTGGTGGACAGAATCTTGGCGAAATTGATGACTTGAAATACTTCAATAACAGACTAGCACGTGGTTTGCGTGTACCAAGTTCATATTTGCCAACTGGCCCTGATGATAATACGACCCCATTAAGTGATGGTCGTGTTGGTACAGCAATGATTCAAGAGTTTCGTTTCAATCAATATTGCGAACGTTTGCAGAACTATATTGCATTAAAACTTGACGAAGAATTCAAACTGTTCCTACGTTGGAGAGGCTTCAACATTGATACCGGATTGTTCAACTTAGCATTCAATCCACCTCAAAACTTTGCGGCTTATCGCCAAAGTGAATTAGATAATGCACGTGTATCAGTATTTTCTTCAATGGAAGCATTCCCTTATATTTCAAAACGTTTTGCATTAGAACGTTTCTTAGGTCTAACAGAAGAAGAAATCAAAAAGAACGAGCAACTTTGGGAAGAAGAGAACAAGAAGGAAGTCAATGTTGACCCAACTGGTTCTGATCTACGTAACATTGGTGTTTCAACCGGTGACTTTGAAGCAGATCAATCAACTGCGGATGAGGTTGAACAGGGTGAACAAGAAGGAGAAGAAGCCGCAGGTCTTGAAACTGCCGGGCCTATCGCAAATGACGTAGCCGCTCAACAATCTACTATGGGCGGAGGCGCACCTGCACCAACAGGCGGTGGTTTCTAATATAACGTAATGCTAAGTTTTCTCAAGTTTTTATTGATTTGGATATCTGAAAACTTAGCAATTCCATTTTGGGTAGTGGGACATATTCATTTGAGTATGCATAACATATGGTATGAAGATTTGCACATCATATTAATGTCATTGGGAATGAATATTATTGTTGCAATCGGTTTTTTCTTAGACTACCATGACTATAAACTAAACAAAGATAAATAAAAATATGAAATTATACGAGATGTTTGATCCACCCGTTCAGGGAATGCAGGATGTTAATGCTGATAACAGCAAACCTGTATGGCGTACCTCTCGTAAAACTAAACTTACTTTGAAGCAAATTCGTAAGTTAAGACGTATGTTAGACGTAAGAAATTACGAAAAGAAAAAATATCTTAACAAAGTACGTGAACAATATGGTGCTAAACCAGCCGATGATTCAGGCGCACCTTCAGTATAAAAGCATATTCCTACCAAAAACGCAAAAAAATAGCACTTAATACACTGTTTTGGTGTATACGGTGTAAATATGTGTACAAAGCCATTTCTAATCAGGAGAATCAACATGGACAACAAGAAATACGAAACACTTATCAACCTCATCATTAATGAGGATGAAGCGCAAGCCCGCGAATTGTTCCACGATATCGTGGTCGAAAAATCACGTGAAATCTATGAGTCAATCATGGAAGAAGAAATGATGGACGATGAAGGCATGGGCGGTCAAGTAGGTGACTTACTTGACGAAATCAACGCAGAAGAATCAGGCGTTACTGAGGAAGACGAATCAGACGTAGAGTTTGATGACGAAGCCGAAGAAGATGGAGAAGACCTAACTCATGACATGGAAATGGATAATGATGATGGTGAAGATTCTGAAGAAGTTGAAGATGCAGTCATTAGAATTGAAGACAAACTTGACCAGTTGATGGCTGAGTTTGAAGAAATCATGGGCGGTGGCGCAGCCGACGCTGATATGGGCGATGAAGGCGACGAAATGGTTGACTTTGAAGCCGGTTCAGAAGAAGAAGTTATGGAAGCAATCCAGTTACAAAAAGTATCTGTGACACATGGCGATAACGGCGTGCAAACAAAGAGCCCAGTAGCCGCAAATTCTGGCAAAGCAGGCATGGACAGCAAGCCAGTTAACTTTGGCAGTGCCGACGAAAAAGGTCGCACAGCCCCAACTGCGAAAGATGTAGAAGGCGCATCTAAGTTTAAGAACGCCCCAGGACATAAGACGCAAGATTTGTCAAGTGCACCAAAGCCCGTTACAAAAGACGGGTCAGCATACGACAAGAGTCCAGTAGCAAAGTAAGGTCTGAGACAAATGGCTTTGTACCTCAGAGAAAATTTGACATTCGACCGCGCTAATATCGTGGTCGAATCCTCAGGTGAAGGCTCATTAAAGTCCCTTTATATGAAGGGTATTTTCATTCAGGGTGGAGTAAAAAACGCCAATGAACGTGTTTATCCCGTTAATGAAATTGAAAGTGCTGTCGATACTTTAAACAAGCAAATTACAGAAGGCTACTCAGTTTTAGGTGAAGTAGATCACCCGGATGATTTAAAAATTAATTTGGACCGTGTATCACATATGATTACTAGTATGTGGATGGACGGTCCAAATGGTTATGGAAAACTAAAAATTCTTCCAACTCCAATGGGGCAGTTAGTAACTACCATGTTGGACAGTGGAGTCAAACTAGGTGTATCTAGTCGTGGATCAGGTAATGTAAACGATTTAGATGGCCGCGTCAGTGATTTTGAAATTATCACTGTAGATATTGTCGCACAACCTAGCGCACCAAACGCTTATCCAAAGGCGATCTATGAAGGCATGATGAACATGCGTCATGGAAATAAGTTAATGGATATTGCTAAGGAAGCAAGAGGCGACAAAAAAGTAGAGAAGTTTTTGAAAGAGGAAGTAATGCGCCTCATCAAAGACCTCAAATTATAAAAAGGGGATATCAGCATGTTTGATGCTATCAAGCCATTACTTGAAAGTGGATTAATCAGCGAAGATATCGGGACTCAATTAAATGAAGCCTGGGAATCTAAGTTGAACGAAGCAAAAAATCAAGTACGTGCAGAATTACACGAAGAATTCGCACAACGTTACGAGCATGATCGTAGTGTAATGGTAGAAGCCCTCGATAAGATGATGACAGACAGTCTTTCAGAAGAAATTTCAGAATTTCGCAATGAAAGACAAGCAATGAACGAAGACCGCGTAAAAGCAAAACTCAAGTTACAAGAAAATGCAACTAAATTCAATGATTTCATGGTTACTAAACTAGCCGAAGAAATTCGTGAACTACGCACTGATCGTAAACTTCAGATGGAAAATCAGAAGAAACTTGAAAAGTTTGTGACACATGCACTAGCCCGCGAAATTAAAGAATTCGCAGTGGATAGACAAGCAGTTGTTGAAGCAAAGGTCAAGTTGGTTGCCGAAGGTCGCAAGCAATTAGAAACACTTAAAAGCAAGTTTGTTGCTGAAAGTGCTAAAAGAGTTAGCAACATTGTCGAAACACATCTTAAGGGTGAACTATCAACACTTAAGGAAGACATTACATCTGCTAGAGAAAACAACTTTGGACGTAAATTGTTCGAAGCATTCGCAAGCGAATTCTCAGTTACTCATTTAAATGAGAAGGCTGAAACTCGTAAGTTAATGCAAGCACTTACTGCCAAGGATGTAAAACTAGCCGAATCTGCTAAGGTAATTGCGCAAGCAACTAAATTAGTGGAAGCAAAAGAACGTGAAGTTCGCATTATTAAAGAGTCAACTCAACGTGAAAAGGCACTAGATGATCTATTATCTAACCTTAACACAGAGAAAGCCGTAGTAATGAGAAGTTTACTAGAAAGCGTTCAGAC